AGCTGGTTAGAACGCCGGCCTGTCACGCCGGAGGTCGAGGGTTCGAACCCCTTCCTGGTCACCATTTGCTGCTGTAGCTCAGTAGGTAGAGCGCATCCTTGGTAAGGATGAGGTCGGCAGTTCGAATCTGCCCAGCAGCTCCAATATAAACCGCTTAAATCATTTGATTTGAGCGGTTTTTACTATATATTTGCAATTTTTAACTAAGAATTGAATTTACCCACTTTTTTGCTTATTAGAAAAGCCCATACAAAAACCCATACCGATAAGAAATATCCTGTAATTTTCCACATTCTGGACATTCGATTTTTACAATACTTTGAGGTATAATATGGATAAAAAGTTCAAGATCCCTTTTTTAAGTTCAAAAAAAGATACTCTTGCGGTTGATCTTGTGACTACTGCAAAAGTTGCCGCGCATGACGCAAACAGAGCGAGAACGATATCAGACTTTATTGAGAATTACGATATAGTGCTTGATTCTTTTTCGAAGCTATCAAGGTTGAATAAAAAGGTGTCAAGCGTCAAAGGGGATTTAACTGCGGAATTCTATCGATTGGAATCTGAATTTCAAAAACATCTTCACGATGCTATTGATCGTAGCGGTGATGAAATTGTAAGCGAAGGCAAGGGCCTTTATAAATATGACCGAGTGCACATTTTGCAACAGCTAAACCAGTTTAGAGACGATATTGATCGTTATAGCGATAGATTTGATAAACAGAATAAAGAATTTGCCCGCGCAAAATATTCATTTGTTTCCCATGAATGTAATGCAGTATCAACATTAGATGGAACTGAAAATGGATGGGACAACCCCGAAATAGATGAGTTGTTTGAAACGGCAGTAAATGTTGTCTTTGAAACTCAGCAGGCGTCCGTTTCCATGCTTCAACGACGGCTTAAACTCGGATATTCAAGAGCTGCAAAAATTGTTGACCAAATGGAGCAAATGGGCATTGTTGGCCCGTTTTATGGAACTACACCGAGGGAAATTCTCATAAAAGAATCCGAGTGGAAAACGAAATATCTTGAATTCTTAATGGATACAAGCGAAGTCCGTGCAAAACAGCCGCATACTCGTTCTTCTACCTTCGATATTAACCAAGTGGATTGCATGGAAGGGCACGAATTTGAGCATTGGTGTGCTGATGTATTAAGGGGAAACGGATTTGTTAACGTATCTGTGACACAAGGAAGCGGAGACCAGGGCGTTGATGTCCTTGCAACAAAAGATGGGATTAAGTACGCTATCCAGTGCAAATGCTATTCATCCGATTTGGGAAATTCTCCTGTGCAAGAAGTAAATACGGGAAAAGTAATTTATCATTGCCATGTAGGTGTTGTTATGACCAATCGCTTTTTCACGGCCGGAGCAAAGGAAGCGGCGGAAGCAACCGGTATTTTGCTTTGGGATAGAAATAAACTTATAGATTTAGTAAAGAACGCAAAAAATAACCCTCAGCCATGAGGCTGAGGGTTATATGCAGATAAAAAATTAGTGAAGAAGTTTTTGCGGGTTAATTTTCAGCAGGGGGAGTCTATTCTTCCTCTGCTGACGGAACACCGCGCCGCAGGCGGGGCAGATATGCACCGTGGCCGCGCTCATCAGCGGCGTGGTGCAGCGGGCACAGTAGAGAAGATTCATGCGTCCACCTCGCTTTCAGCGTTCTTAGAGAGCCGAAGGCCCGCTTTCCAGAGGCCGTCTTTGTTATCGCGAAGTTCCTTGTCCAACTGAGACAGACGGCGATAGACCCCGAATAACGCATCATAATCGTCCTCACAAGGCTCGTTGTCGCCCTGTGTCAACGCGATCCAACACTGCCGCACGGATTCGATCGTGCAGTGCAGTTGCAGATGGATCTCATCGGTATCGGTGAGAAGTTCTCGAAGCTCGTTATCCATTGCCGGCCTCCTCGCTCGTTAACAGTTTTATGACCGCCTCGTTATCAAGCGTCATTGCCTTCTCGACGTCATCGAAGCGTTGTTCTTTCCGCGCGGTCTCGATTGCTTTCTTTGCTTCTATGGTTTTGGTAATATGTTCCGCATTCTCCATGAAGCGCTCGACCGTATCCAAATCATAGTGTCCCAACATCAAATGATACTCGCGGATAGCATTGGATGTCATGTCAAACGCGGCATATAGAATGCGGCCTAAACGCTCTGCCTCTAAAGCGGAAATACTCGGCTGCGGGACATTTCCGAAAAACTCTTCCCAAGCATCATATAAAATGTCGTTTGCTATCTCGATTCCCGGCATGATACAATCCATGCCGATTTCAACAGTCATGCGTTGATCTTCGGTTTTGATCGAGTTAAGCATTATTGCAAACCTCCTCTTTCGGAAGCATCTGCAATGTATCCATAGCTTCGCTCAAAAGCTGCTGTGCGGCATATTCGGCGGCATATAGCACATCAATGTTTTCTTCCATCCATGCACGCGCGGCCTTGTTCAGATCACCACCGGTCTGTTCCGCGTATTCTATTAGCAGTCCTTCGCAGGTTGTGCAGTGGATCATCGGCTCGATAATGTTTTCAAGTAAGGCGTGTGCTGCAATGACTTGATATTCGGCATTATCCAAGCCACGCCGGTACTTTGCGGGAATAATGATATCGTTCATAAAAGTTCCTCCTTGTTTTCTTTGCGGGAGGCCAGTATAATGATTGCACCGGCCTCCCTGTGGTGGTTGGTGGTTATGGCTCTCTGCGCCTTGCTTTGGTCGGCGGTGGTGCAGAGGGCTTTTCTATTGCCTCAATCAGTACCATGAGCCAGTTTGCAAGCTGAATTGCTCCGGCAATCGCTACGATGGTCTCCATCATGCCACGCAGAAGCGGCGGGCGGTGGTGGTCTTGGTGAACTGCACGGCCAGATCAGGCACAGTCTTTTTCAGGGCTGCTGTGTCGATTCTGGCGGTGGTTACGGCCTTGTAGGTGATTTTATACCCCCCGGCCTGCACGCTCTCAGAATCGCCCATAGCGTCCTTGATCGCGTCCTTGATGGTCTCGGCCTCTGTCTGCGCTTCTTCAATCAGGCGTTGCAGCTCACGCAGCTCCCGGCACTTGCTTTCCAATTCGTTGATGCTCATTTTTGTTCCTCCTTGTATTTGTTGGGTGAGATTGGCGGCTGGTGGCTCTGAGTATCTATCCCTTTGGGAGTTTCTATCAAGCTTCTCCGTTCCAGCTCTCATGTTGTCGCGTTGGCTATCGACCTTCGCTCGACCTCTTGCCCCTTGCGGTGATTAGATAATAGCACTGTTTACCGTGTATTTCAATAGGCGGATTTTACAATGTTTACCGTGCAATATTGTTCATTATGCACGGTTTACCGTGCTGCGCATTTGTGCTATAATGCGAATAGTGGAAAAGGGCGTCGTGAAACGCGACACCCCAAGATTGGTGTAGGTATAACGTTTCGTTATACCCCTGTTACAGGAAAGGAGGTTGAAAGCATGGCTGTATCAGATTCCAAGAAAAAGGCAAATCTAAAATGGGACAATGCTAATATGGCAACGCTTGCGTGCAAAGTGAAAAAAGAGCAAGCGGAAAAATTCAAGGCATACTGCGCCAGCACAGGAGATACGGTGAACTCCGTACTGCAAGACTATGTGACCGAGTGCTTAGCGGGGGACGGCGGTAAACGCTCGCAGAACTCCGTAGAATCGCACGGAAGTTCGAGCACTATCCTTGCCCCTGACGCACTTAAAATTGCGCAGGAGGCCGCTCAGAGGGCGGGGGAGGATATTCCAACGTTTGTAACCCGTGCCGTCACAAATCAGAATCAGCGTGACAAGATCGGAATTGCATTAAAGTCCAGTGTCAAAGAAAAAGAGGGCTGAAAAGCCCCCTTTTTCTTTTTATTAAGATAAGCCTATTGCGGCGTGTGTCCAAAATTGGTCAGTCCGCACTATGCAGGCTCGCAAGGTCACAGATGATGCGCCCCAGACGTTCAAGAACTTCGTCATAGCCAAAGTGAAACATTGCTTTCCCCCCTTCCTCAGTACAGCAGCACGGGCTTACCGGCTGCGCGCGTCATGTTGTTGATGTTGGGGACGACCACGCGGGCAAGCGTCTTACCATCCACAACGAGGTTCACGTTGATGGGCTCGCGGCTACCCTGTGCCATCGCCTCCATAACGGCCTGCTTGATGGTCGAAAGCGGCGCTTCGACGTTCGTTCCGCTCTTCTGGTCGCCCAGCACGGCAAGAAACTTTCGGTTCGGCGGGATGACCGCACCGCTCGCAAGCGCTGGGATCTCGTTATACACAGGCGCATTGCCGTCTAAGTTCTGCGCCGCCACCCGACGGCTGCGCGTTGGGGCCTTTGTTGATACGCGCGTACCGGTAAAACCGGACGTTGCTTTTCTGACTTTGGAATCGTCCACACTATCGACGAAAAATTTCAGCGCAAGGCCGATCGCCGCCGAGATAATGAACGCCGTACCGGCGCTGACGATTCCCAGCGCTGCAAGGCCAACGCCAAGAACACCGGCCAGCAGTCCAAGAAGTACGCTGCGCCCGATGCTGACAAGCCGCTGCGTGCCCTTCTTCGGGTCTTTGCGGACGCTGTAAATGCTCAGTCCGAGAATCAGGCCTAATCCCATGCCGACGACTGTACCGACGCCCGGCGTCACGATAGAACCGATGACTGCACCAAGCAGCGCGCACAGCACGACGATCAACTCGGAAAGAAGCTGCGATTTGCCGCCGTGTTCCTCGTCCCCCTCTGCAAAGCCGGTGAGATAGAGGCCGAGGATCGCACCCAGGCTGAAACCGGCCACGCCGCCGGTGATGCCAAGAAACACACTGCCGAGCAGCGCACCGAGCAAAGCCGTGATGACCACGATCCACGCATCCTCTGCGTCCATCTCGGTTTTCCATGTTTCGGGGTCAAGGCCCACAAGGTACAGCCCCAGCAGCACACCGAGGGATAAACCGATGACGCCGCCCGTGATGCCGCCGAACGCCGCGCCGAGTGTTGCACCGAGCAGCGCCGTTAAAACGGTCAGCCATGTTGCCTTGCTCTTGGGGATAACTTTCTTGTCAAAGCTCCATTTTAGGTCATCCACGACGATCTCAAGCCCCGCGCGGATGGTCTTAAAGATATCGTTGATCTTCTGGAACACCTTGTCAAGCTTTTCCATCATGGGGTCTTCGTCAAAATCAAAGTCCGGCGCAATGGCGGATGCTCCGCCGCCACCGCCAACGGACGTTGTCGTGCTGAGTTTGTTGATCTCATCAAACGCCGCGAGCGCGTCTGTCGCTTCCTTTGCCGCCTTGCCGGTCGCGTCAATGGCGGCAGCCTCTTTGTAGAGGTTTTTGCCCGATGTCTCCATGCTCTTCTTTGACTTACCGCTCAGAATCGAAATAATCGTCACGATCTCCGACACAATGGCCGCAAGCAGATTCATTAGCCACGTCAGCGCCGGAATGAGTACGTCCATCAAAGGCGCGGCCAGCGTCAGCAGCGCGCCTTTGAGGCGGGCAAAAGCGTCGGATGCCTCTGCGCTGGTCGCAATAGCCGCCTTGATCTGCTTGCGCAGCGCCATGAGCGCCGCCGTGATGACTGAGAATACAAGCATAGAGCGCGCTAAACTCTTGACCTGATCTCTGAAACGCGCGGCATACTGGCCCGCTTTGGCAAGCGCGGAATTCTCCGCCTCGCGCTCCCTGCGTTCCTGCTCCGTATTAGCGATCAACTCACCGGCAGCGACTTTTGCTTTGTCGAGCTTTACAGTCATGCTGTCGATGTTGGCGGTCGTCTCTTCGTAAGCAGCTGAAAGCGTTTTGACCTCCTTCGTCTGCGTGTGCAAAAGCTCCTCCTGCTGTTTGAGTTCCGCCTCCGCAGCAGCACGGCGGTCTAACACTTGTGCCTGATACTCGCTCTGTGTAAAGCCCTGCTTTTGGATCCACTCGCGATCATTCAGCCGTTCGACCTCTTTCCTCAACGCCTTTACGCGCTCTTCCGTCGCCTTTGCCGCCTGAGATGCGGCGTCGAGCTGCTTTTCAAGGTTCAGCTTATTGCCTGTTTCCTTTTCAAGCTCGCTATTCAGTTCGGATATCTTATCACGCAGCTTACTGAGCTTCTTTTGCGCTTTGGTCGAATCCAAGTCGCAGGAGAAGATCACGCTGCCGTCAGCATTTGCCATTCACAGGCTCCTTTCCCGCTCCCAGCCACTTAGAAATAGTCGTCTCTTCTTCCTGACTGAGTTTGCGCTTCATATTCACGAGGTCGCTGTTGCGGCGGTACCACTCGCGTTCATCCTTTTCAAGCGTCTTGCCGCGCGCCTTTTTGTCGCGGATGCGCACGACCTGAGCAAAGGTGCAGTCCCCGAGATCGTTATACGCACCGAGGAACGTCCACCAATGGACACCCCCGGTGTTGGTCTCCGCATCATAAGGGATTCCGCGGATATCTTGTCCGAATACTCGGTTGATGGGAGGGAGAATCAAAGGATAATCCTGCTCCCAATCGACCAGCTTCGGCGATTTCTTCTTATCCGGCTCTTTGCCGCCGTTCTGGAACCATGTAAAACGGTCTACAGCTTCCTGCAAATGCTGCGGCGGGATATCCTCAGGCGAGACATAGAACATCTGCAAGATGCCCTCTGCGCGGTCAGTGCCGCTCAAATCAGGATCACTCAGCATTACGAAGATATCGAGAATTACGCGAAAATCTGTGCGTATCTCATAACTCACTCCACCGATCTCGACGGAGACAGGCAAGCCCCAATTCATCGGCGATACTTTGCCGTGTACTTCTGAATGCGCGGATTCGTGGCTTTCTGCTCACGAGCAAAGGCGCTGTCTGTCTCATCCATCAGCGCAAGCAGGAAATTTACCCATACGTTCAGGCCGTCTGCCAGCGCATAAAGGTTCATGCTGCCAAAGATGCTGTCACACACCGGCTCTTCAAAAAGACCGTCAATGATCTCGCGCATCTCCTTGTCGCGGCGGTCGGCAATGTTGAAAATCTCAACGCGGTCGCCGCACTTCTGCACCTCATCTGCGTATTTATCCTGTTTCTTGTCCAGCGTATCAAATGCGTTGTAAAGACGCTGGATAAATGCGCCGTCAGTCGGATTGAAGCGGATGGCGACATCGCCCTTGACGCCGTGGACGGTGTATTCCTGCACGCCGGTTTCGAATTTCAGTTCTGCCATATTTTTCCCTCCTTAATACTCGTAGCTGACGGATACCGGAACGCTGTTGTTTTCAAGGAACAGACCGGCGCGGATGCTCTGCGGCTCACGGCACACATTTACCGCACGGCTGGCATAATTGTCAAAGTCGGCTTTGCACGTCTTCGCGTCGCAGGGACGGTCAGCATAAAGCGGCTCGTCAGGATGGCGGTCTGCGTAGTCACAAAGGAGCTGGAGCATGAGCGAGTTGTCCTTATGCTTGCTGCAAAGTGCCTGGAACTGCCGCTGATCCATAGAGATGTCCATTTTCAGAAGCTCCGCGTCCGCACTCAGCTTATCGCCGGAAAGCTCATTCCACTTGTCCACAGCCTCGGTATGGGAACGGCGGATATGCTCGATCTCATTGATGGTGTTTTCGTATGCAGCCTTGCGCTGCTGTTCCCATTCCTCGCGGCGTTCGGCGGCGTGTACACGGCTGATGGTTTCGGCGCGTTCCTGCGCTTCAAGTTCTCTTTCGAGGGTGTCAAACTCGGATAATTTCGCCATGTAAGCGGTCACGGTGTCATAAATGCGATTTTTGTAATTCATTTTATATCCTCCTTTTTTGCTCACAGCTGCCCGCGCAGCATAGCATTGAAAAGAGCGTTGCTTGCCTTGCTGTCCTTTGCTTTTTCCGTCAGCTCTGCCGCGTACTTCTCAATGGTCGCGCCCAGATCGGACGCGGCAATACGATTTGCGGAAAGATCACGGCGGGCAAGTGCGGCGGCTTCTTCGTCGATATTGTGCTTGTCTACGCTGTCAAGGCTCACGCTGCTGCGGATTGCTTTATAGTTTTCGCTCTGTGCCTTGCGCGCCTGTTCCTCCTGTCGTGCGCGAAGCTCGGCTTTTAGGCGGTTTCGGGCGTTTCGATATTCAGGGGACGATCTTTCCAGCTCGGCGTGGGTGCAAGCGTCCAGATACGCCTCATCCGTGGTGAAGTCGCCCCTGCTACAAAGGTCAAGGGCGCTACTCAAATCAAAGCCGAGGGCAGTCTTTGCCTTTTCCTTTACGCTCTCAGCGGTCTCAATTCTTGCATTCAATTCCATAGTGAAGTTTCCTTTCTGCGGTCTTTCCCGCCGTCTATCTTCAACTTTTGCTCAAGTTTGAGCGAAAGTTGCGGTCAAAAATGTCCGTAATTAATTGATTTTCAAACGTCAATAACGATGATGGGGTCGCAGCCGGTCAAAATTTTTTCCGCGGCTGCTTCGGTCGGAAATACCTCAGTTCGTCCGCCGCCGCGACAGGCAGACCATTCACCGTCTTCCAGCAGCATCACAAAGCCGATGTTGCTTTGCATCCGCCCCGCATATTGCTGTAAAGCGGATAGCCTTGCTTTGAGTGAGTTATTCATCGCTGTTCCTGCTCCCTTCGCCATGCTTCAAGCTCGTCAAGCTGTCGCATAATGTCGCTTTGTTCGGTCAGCCTCATAGAGTAGTCAATAATTGATCTGGCTGCGGTGATCCGCGCTTGTGCTGGTATTTCCTCGTCCTCCATGACCGTTTGCAAGGTGGACAATGCAGGCTCTAATAGCTGCTGCGCCCTGCGTGTTGCGTCCTGCACTACTCCGGCGAACGCTTCCCTGTATCGCTGGCAAAACTCTTTATCCTCGAAATAAGAACGCATCGTTCTATCTGAAATGCCCGCTGCTGCGGCTGCTTCTTTCTTCGTGCGCGAGGTCAAGAGCGCCGCAAGCAGCTTTTCTTTATTGGGTGTCATTCGCTGCGCTCCTTTCCGCTTTCTTCCGCTTTTTTCCGCTGGTAAAGCTCCATCCAGTTTTCAAGCGTCATACAGACAAGCCACGGTGCGCGGTTTTTTCTCCAAAAGATAGCCGGTAAACCGTCCTTAAATTTGCCGCTGTCCCGCTGCGCCTGCTCGATCCACTCATAAAGGGCTTGCTTTTCGCCGCGCTTACACTCAATATGTACGCCGTCAAGCCCTGTTAAATCTGGCGTACTGCCATAGCTTACGGCCTCGCCCGGTTGTACGGGGTAGCCGTAGCCACGCAATAGGCGGCACAATTCCAGCTCACCGGCGCGGCCTTTACTTTGTGATTTCCTTCCGCTCGTTGAATATCACCTGCTTTCTATCAATACAGTTCTTCGTAAAATTTCAGCTCGCGGATCCTGCCGCTGAAAAAATGATTGATGTTGCGGTCACAATTGCGATATCTGGTTGCGAAATACCTGTCAATCAAGGCAGGGTATGCCTCCGGCTCAATATCAGCATATAGGCCGCCGCTGTATTCCCGGCTGATGAATGGCATATCCTGACAGGCGCGCATGATCTGGCTTGCTCTGATCGGCGGGTGCGGCCTGCCGGTATATTCTTCGTACTTCTCGAAGTAGTACCGGAATACGCTCAAAGATTCTTCGAGGGTGTACGGGGTTTGTGGGTATACGCTCTCGGTTATTTGAGCGAACTTCTCAAAATCAAAAATCAAAACTTCTCCTTTCTTGGGGGTGCGTGTGGAGCGCAAAGCGCGACACCCTTATACTTGATTGAACATCGAAGATGTTCCCTTTTATCCTTCTTCCTCTGCCTCTGCTTCTACGTCTACCTCTGCTTCTACGTCTACCTCTGCATCTACGTCTGCATCTGCTTCTGCATCTATAACGCTACGTGACAGCACGTCACGATACGTCATTGTTCGTTTTTTTCGAATAATATCTCTCAAATTCCTCGTCTGTTCCATCTGGATGTAACCCTTTCCACCGTGTATAGGTCATCCTTTTTTTACCGTCCTCGAAATCATCATAGCTTTCGTCGACATACGGTTTAACGGAGGAAAAAACAGCAAATACAAGTGGAGACATTTCAACAACTTCCCCGTTTTCAAAATACTGAAAGACTGCTTTCAAGGCTTGTCCAACTTCTGCATCGGGAACACTGTCAATTAATGCCTTTTGATTACGGAACATCTTAAACCACGAAGGACGGCTTTCTTTTTTGTTCACGATTTATTCCCCTACTGTTATGCTGCAACCTTCAACCGCTGCGGCGGTGGTTAAAATTTCGTTTGCGCGGCCCCTCATCTGCCGGACAAAGCGCGCGACCTCGTGCTGATCTGCTGCAAGATAATATCCGGTGACGGGGTCGGAACAAATCGGAATGCCGGAACGCCGTTCCTGCTCCACCAATCGGCGGAACTGACGCCCATTGAGGTTGAGCACCGCGCACAGGCCGCGCATGGTCTGGCCATTTTCTACGCCAGTCATTAAAAATTCGGAAATTCTCATGCTTTTTGTCCTCTCAATTTTTCCAGCAAGGCCGGAACATCGACATAATATGTCGGACCGCTCTTGATGTGGGGAACGGTACCATTTTTGCAGCCGTTCCGAAGGTAATATTGACTCAGTCCAGTTGTCTTGCAAGCTTCCGGAATTTTTTGAAATGGTGTCACGACTGCACCCCCTCAATAATTTCATACCCAAGAATTGCTGCTAATTTCTCCGCTGTTTGCGGTGAGCAGCTTTTGCCCGTTTTTACAGCGGTTACAGTTCCGCGTGATACACCCGCTTTTGCTGCGAGTTGGTTCCCTGTAAGATCCAATCGGACAAGGGCCGCTGCAAAACGCTCTCGATTGATTCGCATCTCGTTATCCA